AGTCGTGCCGAACGCTTTCAGGAAGTTCTGAATGGTTTGAAATCTCTTCCTTACTGATATGAAACCCAACTTTCGTAAAGTATTAGAAATGGCACTGGAAGAAGGTGTCCGTTATGGGTATAATCGTGCTCATAAACACGTAGAGAATCCACACGAAGATGCTGTTGTTGATTGTGTGGTTGAGGGTGCTATGAATTCTATATACGAATGGTTTGACTTTGAGGATGAGTTTAAAGATGTCTGATAGAGCGCAAGAGTTTATGAATGCGGTATGGCAGCGTAGAAACGAAGGTGCTGATACTGAGGAAAAATTGGTTGCTGCAATCCTTTCTCTTGCAGCGGAAGCAGTGAAATATTATAATGCTCAAAACGATATGATAGTCTTGGATAAGATTGATCTGCTACAACTTGCAGAGGAACTTGCACAATGAACTTAGTTAAATTTAATAAACGTAAATTTTTAATTAAGTACAATCATCGTGAAGATTTTGGTCAAGAATGGTATGTTCAGATTTTCAATATCAAGCGTTGGAGTTTGCTTCAAGCATCTGTAAGTTGGAATGATTATCCATCCTGGCCTTATCTACAAATCAAGTCTGGATCTGGTGATGTTTTGAGTATTCTATTTTGGGCATATAAGTTTGGATTTGATATTGATTTTATCTCTCGCACTTGGAACTGGGATCATTTGGAGGAACTAGATGAAGACTAAACTGAACTGGTTTGAATATTACTTTGGTCATTGTTTCCAGACTGGTTGGAGAGAAATCTGGAATAACTTTAAGATGTGGAGAGATCTCATCAGTGGTAACTACGCTGATTATGCTCTACTGAGTAGTGATGATCCGTATGAAGAATGTTATCAGTGGTTCTGGTGTAGCATCAATATGGATGAAACATATCCAAAAGAGTTTCTAGAATACCTGATGGAAATGTGTGACAGAATTGATCGGGGTGAAGAGAAACTGATTCCATTGGATGAAGATTTCTTTGATAGATTAAAAGAACTTACTGATAGTGTGGAGTTAAATGATGAAGACTTTACCTGATAAGAAAGCACTGGATATTATGTGGACGGTGGCGACCTCGACCAGTATCGAAACTGGCACAAGACCCCACTATGGATTCGCCAAGATGCTGTATGATTACCTCATAGACAACAACCCCTATGGACTTTCCATCCCCTATGACTCTCAAAGAGAAGAAGGCACTACTCAAACGACTTGAACAGACAGGTACAACTTGTATGGATTGTGGACAAAAGTATGGTGTCTATTCAGTCGGTTGTTCATCTGTCTGGAATGGTAAGTGTGGTGTTTGTGGCGAAGACAAACGTGTAACTGAAAGTCGTGACTTTGCTTATTTTATCACTGGTATTCGCAAACTGAAACTGGAAATTCAAAATGAGAAAAGTAATCGTCAAACCCAAAAGCAGCAAGGCAAAGAACCGCCTTGCTAATACAATGGAAGGTAATCCTATCTGTATTGTAGAACAGGACACTGGTGGTGAGTTGTTCTTAGCATCAGAAAATCGTAAATACTTTTTCTGGGTTAGCACTCGTACTGGTACTAACCGTTTTGGTGACAAATCTGACGCACATTGGGAGGTTATTGAATGAGTTTTTCTAAGACTGTTTCTGTTGTTGCCGCACTTGCAAGTATTTTTAGTGTTGGTGTGGCAAGTTGGAAAATGTCTGAAGAGATTAAAAAAGAACAAACTAATCCTCTTGAAGAAAAAATTCAACAACTTGAAAAGCAACTTGAAGAAGCAACGACACAAAAACCAGTTCAGCAAGTGGCACCACCTCCACAAATAACTGCACCACAACCTGTTATACTACCACCAGTAACACCACCTCCCCCTGTTCCTGAAAATGACACTCCTTGATACTCTAGAATACTTCATTGACGACACTCGTGCTCGCCTATCTGATGTAGAATGGGAAATTCGTGAAGAAACTAACTATGATGACGATGGACATCAAGAACGAATGGATCAATTCTGTGAGGAATATGATGAGATTGAAGTAAGATTGGAAGATCTACAAAAGATCAAATCTATCATTGAAATTATGGAGATTGAAGAATGAAACTCCTTGATTACGCATACTACGAAGACTTCGGACATGAATGGTATTTTCAAGTTCTATCATTCTATCCTAAGTTTGCTCTGATTGATATGGTAGTTCAGTGGGATGATTATCCTGCAACTGAATGGTTTCCATTTCTGATTGTTGGTATTGGTCCCCGTGATATTGGATTCTCATTTAGGTGGAAATGGTTTGAGATTCGTTTTGATGTATTAGACTTTGATCCACGTAATTTAGATAACTACCGAGAAGGTAGAACTGTATACTACAAAGTGAGGAAATCAAATGAGATTTCGTAATGTAGAGTTCCGTTGGAGCAAAGTCAACAACAAGTACGAACTCGTCAAGTGGTATCAATCTAATGGTTCAGGGCAAGAAAACTGTTATGTGATTGCTTTCTTTGATAAAGGCAAAGAGTGTTATGATATGAGAACCATAGGTGATAGGTTCTTTGAGGATAAAGATGCGTGGGTTGTTGGTAAGTATGGTCTAGAGTTTTTAAATGAAATCTTTGAGATTGAAAGGATTGAAGAGGAACTGAAATAGACACTTGAAGAACTGGCACAGGGCAGCTCCACAGGTGCCCTTTTTCGTTGTATAATGACTTCATACACAACAAACCGATGACTTACCAAATCACCAAAGAAATCCGTATTCACCACGAAGATGGTTGGTTTTACCAATTTACTGATGATGGTGAAGGTTGTATTGAGGTTTCTTCTTATGAAACTCACGGTATTCAAGAAACAAAAACAGGACAAACTCTTCACATTCCCAAAGATTGTATTATTGATTTTATTGAAGTCCTGAATGAAATGCGATGAACTACCTCTGCCTTGTTGATGGTGTCGTAGAATACGGCAGCACCGATCTCAACCAATTCAACCATTATCGTATGATGTATTACGAAGATCACAAAGATGCTGAAAATGTAGAGTATCTTGTGCTGACTGATGAGGCATACAACGAAATGTTCCCTTGTGAGGATGAAGAATGAACTACCTCATCACCTATCATTACAAAAACTATTTGGAACAACGACACCAACGACACAAAACGATGCAGATGGCTATTGCAACTGCTAATCTTCTGATTGCTCACGGAGATTATGTGATTGATAGTATTACCACTGAATATGGTGAAGAAGAATGATTGAAGCAATTGAAGTCGCACTTTATCAGGGAAACATTCTCTGTGCCTTTTCTACCCGTGATGAGTGTAAAACCTACCTCAAAGAAAAACATCCCAACATTGACCCTTTTGATATTCTAATCAAAACTCAATACATTAGTGATTACAAACATACTGGATACTTTGACCGATGAAAGAAATTATTACTGCAATTCTCTGTATTCTTGCTATTGTTGTAGTTGTTATTCTCGTCGGTGTTGATATGGATTATGAGAAGACTCAGTGTATTGAAAGTGGTGGTAACTGGGTAACTGGTCGTATTGGTGGTGAACTGTCCTATTTCTGTATGCCTAAATGAAAAGTTTTTTTGAAGAATATGTTGCCATTCCACTTGGCATTCTGTTGTTGATTTTTATTGCTCCAACTGCGGTGCTTGGTGGATTGAAACTTGCCGCAACCTTAGTTGATATGACTCCTGCTTGTGAGGTGAGGAAATGAAACTATTTCAATACGATAAAAAAGTTTGGGACGATGGTCAAACCTCTCATACTTGGCAGTTTGTTATTCTCAAAAATCGTTCATTCCTGTGGATGAATTATGAAAATCCTACCGCTCATCATTGGTCTTCTGGTGGATTTCATATCACACTTTCTTTTCTTGCCAGTTCTTTTTTTGGTGTAGAACTTAATAACGACAAACAATCTCTTGCTTTTGAATTTTTCACAGAATACTTTGAGGGATGGAATGAATGACTAACCAAAAAAGAGCAAAAGAACTCCTAAAAGTTTTCTGGGAAAGTCAAGCACACAATCCTGCTTGGTTGCTCCAAGAAACTCTTCAACATCTTCGTAAGCAACTATCAGGAACCAATAAGATTGATTTTACTGATGAACTGGATGTGATGTTTAATTCTGGATGGGATGAATGTCTCAAAGAGATTGATGCTATTTGTGATGAATTGGAGTTACTATGACTGATCAACAAATCCTTGAACTTGTAAGATTTCACTTTCAAGAGGGTGGATTGAGAGACGATGGTAGTTGTTCTGAATATTTTGGAACTCCTGAAAATTTTATTAAGTTTGCCCAAGCAATTTATGAAATTGGTAATGAAAATGGTTGGGAAAGTCACCAAGAAAGTGTATCACTGAACTCCTCTTATCCTACTGATTATAACTATGACTGACGCAGCATACAAAGTTTGGGAAGCATTCAAAGCAGAATTGATTGTAGAACCCACCGATGATATGAAAGAAGCACTTGCTACTGCTATTCGTGAGATTGCTAATCAATATCAATACTATCAGTGTTGTAAAGATGAAGGTGTAGAAGATATGGTAGTTGATGCTCAAAAACTTTATGAACTTTCCTATAATGTGGAGGCTCTATGACTAACCATAAACAAGAACGAGCACAAAAAATTATGAAAGCATACGAAGCAGAGGATACTTACAACTTTCCAAAAGATGGAGTTGCTGCTGCTATTCGTGCTATGGCAGATAGTTTCGTGTATGATGATAATGGACTTGTTTGGGTTACTGCTGATGACTTTTATGAGATTGCTAAAGATTTGGAGGCACTATGAAAAACTTTGAAGGAATTGATTGGGCAGTTTTGTCTGTATTTTTTATTGCAATCGTTGCTGGTGCTATCATCACCTATGATGCTCAACAACAACGAGTGCTCTTCCAACAAACATACAATAAGAACTTGGAGTGTCGTCAAGCACTCAAAGACCAAACAGTAGTACGAGTGAATGAGATTTGTGGAGAAGTTCCACAAATCAAAGATTTTACGGGAGGAAACTGAAATGTATAATCATAATGATGGTTGGGCATCAGTTATTGTTCTATTTGTTCTTGTTGCGTCTCTTATGGGTATGTTTTTAATTGCTGACGAACAAGGATACAAAAAGGGAGTGAATGAAACTCTTGTTTTGTGTATGGAGAAACCAGCAGATTGTAAAATCAAGTATGATTACCTAAAACTTCAAGAGAACCAGAAATGAACCAAATACTTGAAGGTTGGAAAATGGTTCTCAAAGATTATCGGCACTGGAAAATGATACTCAAATATCCTTATGATGTTTTTGATTGTGCTGTTTTCTTTGGTAATCTTGCTCAACCACCAAACTCACTTGATGATTATATCAAAGAATTGAAAGAACTTGACCCAGATTGGGAGAAGAATTATTATGATAATCTCTGGGTTCTTTATGATGGTATTGAGGAACGAATGGAAGAAACAGATAAGTTGCTTGAAGAAGTTGATGAGGTATTAAAAGAATGATTGAACTTCGTATCGTTGAGAATGAACTGGGAGTGAAACCAGACATTCAGTATCGTTTTATGTTGTTTCCTATTGGTCAAGGTGGTTATTTGTGCCCACCAAATCCTGATATGAAATGGTCTGAATGGAGAACTTGCCCTTATGTAAATGTGGAGGAGATTGAAAAATGAGTATTCTTGAAGATTTTAGAACTTGGTTGTGGATTATGAAAAATAACTATAATCCACATATGAGTGAATATTTTTTCAATTGTGTTGGTTCTAACCTTCCAGAACAAACATTTATAAAAGCAGAGGAGATTGAAAATGATTGAAATTCAAAAGAACTACAAACTCACACTCACAGAACAACAAGCAAAAGAACTCTATGAATTTTTGAGAGGAGCAAAGGATTGTGGTCATCTATCTACTGACCGAGATTTGGTGCTTGTTTATCACGAACTCAAAAAGCTCTTTGATAGTGGTATCCGATGAAACACATTATTTCTTTTTTACTTAAATTTCCACTTTACTATGTGGTAATAAATGGTCTTGTAGCACTCACGGGACTTTCAATTTGGTGGTGTATTCCAATCTGCACCGTGATTGGTTTGTCTTATGATATTGGTGAAATGATGGGGAGAGGAGAACTATGAAAAAGTATCGTATCAAAAAAGAAACCTATAATGGTACTACAAAGTATTTTCCACAAGAGAAATTTTTGTATTCTTGGTATAATATCTTTGCCTATGAGGTTTATTTTGATGGTGGATATGATACTCTAGAAGAAGCACGGAAACGACTTTGTGAGTATTGTAGAGAACCTGTGGTAGAATACCTAAACTTTGACCCTAATGAGGACTGCAAATGAAAGTTTATTCACTATACTTCAAAGAAAAATTTATAGTAGCATTTTCAAATCGGGAAGATGCTATTGAGTATGGAAAAGAGTATTTTGATAAGTTTGCTTGGGATTGTAATATCCTTGAAGAGTATTTGAATAGGACACCTTATCAAATGTATACTCCTCCTTATACTACACCTAATACTATTCCTTGCGTTTCTCCTAATTCCACAAAGATTGTTCATAACTCTCAACCTAATGACCCAAAACCTCATTTTGATACTTATGGTGGAGTGAAAGCAGAATGAACGACACCATCAATAAAAACCTCACACTCATTCAAGAGGTTGCTACAAAGGCACTTGAAGAACACAAGAACTCCACAGAACGATTTGGTGGTGTAAATTATGCTAACCTACGAGTGGTGGATGTATGGGTGAAGTATAGTATTCACGAAGAAGATTTGGAGTATGGTGTGTTGATTGAAGAATGCTCACCAACTGCTTATGATTTACAGGATTATATGTTAGAATACTTGAAAGATAATCTGCCTAATAATTTGGGGTGGAGCATTTATGTGGAGTTGGATTGGTAATTATGAATAAAACTCAATCAGCATTAGAACGAGTTATTATTGAACTTGATAGTTGGTGTGATAATTGGACTCCCACATCTTATAATGACCCTCGCATTAGTTTGAGACAGATTGCTGACCGTGCCCGTGATGTTTTAGAACAGGAGAAAAATGACCTGTAAGTATTATGACTGTGGGTTCTGTTATGCACCAGCAGACGCAAAAAATAACTCAATTCAAGGTGGTTGTTTTGAACCAGAATACTGTGCTACTTATCTAATGCAAAATAAAATGACTGACTTTCAACCAACTCCACAAACACCAGAACAAGTTGCCGATGGTCTTCGTGAGGCTTTTAGACAAGCAAAAGAGGATGGTGTGATGGATGCTACTCCTTACTTGAACCAAATGACTTTTAACACAGATATTGAAAAAACAGAAGCAGAAATCAAAGTGCTTCAAAAGAAACTTGAACTCCTCAAAGAGATTGAGACACATAAATCTCAACCAAGAATGTATTTTGAACTTGGTGGTAAATTTGAGATTGTCTCTTATAATGGTGAGAATTATTATCGTCTGGAATATCCAAGTGCTATTATTTGGTATAAGAAAAAGAAACCTAATGATGGTATGATGCTGGTTCGTATTACTGATGGTGAAACTTATCGTTTACTTGAAGGTGTGTGGTTCAACGATGTGAAGAAGGGAAATTATGACTAACACTCAAAAAATTCAATCTGAAATTGATGAATTACATAAAAAGTTTGATGTTCTTCAATCACAATCTGCGTCTTTAAGTGAATTGAATAGTGTGCGAAGACAGTTAAATATTGCTTATGAAAAGTTGAGGAAGAACTGAAATGACTGAACCAGAAATCATCGTAGAACGAAAAAAATATGGAAGTTCTGCTATGGATTATACTATGAGAGTTTATCAAAAACTTGATGAAGAAACCATAATGATTGATGGTGTGAAGTATCAAAAAGTAGAGGAACCAAAACCACAGATACTCAAAGATATTATTCGTGAGTGGTGGGGTGATGATGAAACTTCCTCAACTTGTGATGAACTTCTGGATAAGATTGCTGGATGGTTGCCTGATGAAGATGATGGTGATGATAGATATGCTTGTGGTTGGAATGATTGTGTTGAAAAGTTGAAGTTGAGGTTAAAATGACTGAACCATTAAATCATAAACTTGATGTAAGTAAAATCAAAACCATCAAAGATGTAAAGAATGTCTTTGAGTGTATGAGTTTGTATGCTAATGCGAGTGAAGGATATGAAAAGTATGAACTCATCAAAGAATACTTCACGATCCCAGATGAACCACAAGAACTCAAACTTGAACTACCACGCAAGTCATTAGAAGAAATCTCACAAGAGTTTGATGAGAAGATTGATAAACAGATTGAGGATGTAGAGTATAAGTTCGCACAACTCAAATATTACCAAGAGTATCAGTTTAGCAAAAAGATTACAAGGATTATTGAGGATATTGAGTATGCTCGCAAGAATGGAAGTTTTCCAGCAAAATTAGATTACTCTAAACTTACTGCGACTAGTGGTAATATTACTTCCAGTTTTGTGATTAAAGAAGGTGGTAAAGAAGTTGGATATTATACTTTTGGTAATGGGTATTTGAAGTATTATATGAATAAGAAACCGACTGCGATTAGTCGTTGGTTTATGAAAAATTGTCTTTCTTTTGTATGGGTAGACACTTGAAGAACTGGCCCAGGAGCATCCCACAGGTGCTCCTTTTGGTTGTATAATGACTTCATAAGAAACAAACCGATGCACTACGAAACTGACATCATCATTCATCAGTATTCATCCGATGGAGATTTTTATTACAAACTCAAAGTCACAGATGTAATGAATATGGATTACTACTATGATGGTAGTGCTTCTACACTTGATGATGTTATGGAATGTATCCAACTTCACCTCAAACAACACCAGAACTGAAATGACTATCAGAGAAACTGAACTTCTCAAACTCTTTTCCAAAGCAAAACAACTTGATTTAAGTGTTGAGGTTCGTGAGGACAAAGATAGTGATTATGTAGTTCGTATCTATGAAATGTTCCGTCCAGAAAACTTTGATGAAAAGGTAGTTATCACTCAAAAAGGTGAGAGCAACTGGAACAAAGGATGTTATAGTTTTGATGCTATGATGGATGTTCTTGATGAAATGTTGGAAGAAAAACGACAAGAGAAAATCAAAGAACAAAAACGACAAGAACTTCTTGCTCGTTTGACTGATGAAGAAAAGGAGTTGCTTGGAGTAAAATGACTATCAAACGCATCAAAGTCAAAGAAACTCAACGATACTGGGGGGATTTTGATGGTCCTCTTGATAGTATTATTGCTTCACTCCAGAGGGAATTGGATGCTGGTTGGGAAGGTATTGTGATTGAATATGAACGAGATTATGGTGATTGTCACGACCAAGAAGTTCCTTATCTTTACAAGCATCGTGAAGAAACTGACAAAGAGTATGAGAAACGAGTAAAACAACTGGAGAAAGAAAAGGCAGACAAGGCAAAAGCAAAAGAACGAAAACTTCAACAACTCAAGAAAGACCTTGCTTCCTTGACTGATGATGAACTCAAACAACTTGGAGTAAAATGATTGAACGAGTAAAATTCACACACATCACACGAGTGATTGACCCAAAGACACGCATTCATTATCTTGATGCGGTTGATGAAAATGGACGACATTGGACTGCTCAGATGACACATACAGAAGAGCCTTGGATTATTTACAAGGAAGTTTGGAAAGAAGACCCACAGCAACCTTACATTCTATGACTAACCATCCTACAAAAGATTGGGACTTTGATGATACAATTGAAGACGCATTTCAGGAATGGTTTAATGACCTTTGTGGTGGTTTTTCATTTCGTAGTGAATGGTTCTTTGGTGATGCGGAGGTAGAAGATGTAAAGACCCGTCAGGATTTGATGTATAAGTGGTTGCACTCTGCGTTCGTGGTGGGGTATAATAGTGGTAGACTTGAAGGAACCAAAGTAGGACTGACTAACAATGACTGAAACCGACATCTCAAAAGTTCTCATAGAAGGAGACTATGCAACCATTATGGGTGTGAAATATAAGAGAGTGGAAGAACCAAAAACACCAGTAGAAGAAGCATATAAAGAAGTTTTCGGCAAGTATCCTGAATTGGAAACTGACTCCAAGTATGATGATATGAGGTGGAGGGGTTTCCAAGCAGGTTTTCAGGCAGCATATGAAGAGAAGGTAAGAGAAGATGATTATTATAATGAGGTTATTACACAAAAAAATACTGAACCACAGTGTCCTGATGAACCAGAGTATTATGATGAAGTAGAATGGGATGAAAAAGATAATCCAAAACCTATGGATGATGTGGTGAATAGGTTGGTGAAAAAATATCAAGCACGAAAACTTTTTAATAGATTGGTAGATGAACTTGGTTATGATTTTGATGCCTGTAATGATATTGTAGATTTGGTAGAAGATTGGTTGCCGAAAGAACAATCAGCATCAGGAAGTCAAAATACTTTTGTTGAAATAGTTGTGGAAGGATACAACGATTGTTTAAATGAAATCAAGGGGATGCTGCGATGACTGAACGCGACTTTGAGAAAGAACTCCTATACACATATTATCCTGATATGGAAAATGGGGATGATATTGAAAGTATTGACTATCGTTCTTTGATACACATTATTACCGAGTTGTGTGATAGAATTGAAGCACTTGAAAGAGAACTGGAATGTCAAAAAGAATATGCTATGGAACAAAATGAACGATATGGGTGAGGAAAATGTCTAATGAACAACTTAAAGAGTTTATTCTATTTTTTGGTCTTATCGGATTATGGTTGTTTCTTGTAACTGCTACCTATTGGATTAATCGTTGGATACATTTATTTTTTATAAACAACAATGATTGAAGAATACGGTCACATTCCTGATGGGTTTCTACTCAATCCAGAAGAAGTAGAAGAACTCCGTAACAAAAAACACGAACTTACTGAATACGGCAAAGAACAACTGAGGAAACTTATCTACGAACAGGATATGAAAAAAATGAAAGATGCTATTGATCAAAAAGTTTTGGAACTTATGAGTAATCAAGAGCCATATCCTGACGCAATGTTTGAGGAAGCAGAGCGTCGTGAGTTAGCAAACAGAGAACTTGCAAAACAAGAATGGGAACGCAAAGAACGAAGTGATACTGTTCTGCGACGGTATAATCACTTCTATAATGAAGAATGTTCTGGTCTTCCGCACGGGACACCTATTACACCAGAACATATGCAAGCAATGGCACTAGAATGTATGATTGACGCACTCATCTGCGAAAATATGAATATGGAGTATAATGTCATTGCGATTGATGACATCAAGGATTTGATTAAAGGATTGTATCTTCAGAGTGATGAGTTTCTGAAAAGAGTACAAGAGTTCAAAGATAGTGCTGATGGAGTAGCATAATGACTAAACTCTGTAAAGATTGTAAGTATTATCGTAAAGATTGGTTGTCTCATCTATTTGGAATGGGACACAGGCACGATACTTGTAAATCACCAAATACTTCACAAAATCTTGTAACTGGTAATGAGAACAGATTTTGTGATATGTTGAGGTCAAATAGATGGGAAGGACTTGATTATTCTTGTGGTCCTGATGGTAGGTTTTGGGAGGTAAAATGACTAAACTAGTAAGGTGGGAAGAAAATCCAGACGAAATTGTACTGGAAGAGGTAGAAATGTTTCACCTGGAAAGTATGAACGAACGGAGCCTGTGGGTGGGCATTTACACACAAGACAAAAAGATTTACCACTTGAATATTCACGCAGATGGTGATAAACTAAATTATTATTGGAGCGATGAAACGCCGTGAGATTTGAAAATCCAACAAAATGGGAACTCTTCCTTGATGGATTTCGTAATGTCCTTTATATTCTTGACTGTTATGATGACGGTGATACTTGGGGATATGGTGAGTTCTGGGAGAGTTTAAGTATTGGATGGTATAGAGAATATATCTTTCCATATGATGATCCTTATTATCCAACTATCAGTCCAGAACGCAGGTTACGATTAGCAGAAGAACCAGAAAGGATTATCGTATCCGCAGAAGCATATGATGAACTTGTGCGACGAATCAATGAACCACAAGATCCTGCTGTGGTAGAAAGAATTAAAGAACTAATGAGTCGTAAAGCACCATGGGATGATGACTGAAAAGGATAAAATATTCCATAATGTTTGGTGCTGTGCCTATCGTCGTCGTTATGCTGCGAAACTCAAACAAGACTGGGAACTGTATAAGCGTGAACACCAAACTTTGCTGATGTGCCTTAAAATAGCAAAGTGGACAACATTTGATTCTGAAAAACCTCATTACCTAAAATGACTCAGACATTTAAACAAACTTGCGATAAACCATATGATCGCCACAATTATAAAGTCATCTTTGAAGATGGTAAAGAGGTCATCTTTGATAATTATGAGGATGTTCAACTTACTTGGTTTCAACGTGGTGGAAACTTTTTGAGTCATATTGAAGTTCTGGACAAAAAGAAGAGTAAGGGGTTCAAATGATCTCAATGTATGATTTGATGCACGATGAACGCCGTTACGGGTGGGTTGTAGATAAACGCTACGACTGGATTAATATGTTAAATAAAATGCAACAAAATAATCCAAGACGTTTTAATGAGTTTCAATACTCACAAGAGACGATTTATCATCACATAGATAGATTGAATCAGGAGCAAAATCTTTACGACTAATGAGCGAAGTAAGTTTTAAAAAACATAGAGTATTCCGTGAAACTCAGTCAGTTATCTTCTACGATATTTCGGTAGAAGGTTCGAACGCATCTGACCTTGTAGTTCACGAAGGACCTGCTATTTCTCCTCCTGATGATATTGTAGGAGCAAAACAGTTTTACATTCATTATCACCAGGTAGATCACAATCGTGTTCTGTCTGGCATTCGCACATTTGAACTTGTAAATCCTGAGTGGAGGTATCCTTATCATATCGTTCATCTTAATCGCAGTTCTGGTGCTCTGGTCATTCCTCAGAGAACTTATCATAGATCCTGGTCAGGAGAAGAAGGATCAATAGTAATCAACCAAGCGATACGTGATGATGAATTTGATGATAAGACGGAGTTCATTCCAATATCAGCAGCACAGAACGAAGATCTATATCGTATTCTTGCACACGAAAAACCTGTGATTCATACACTTGGAGAAATGTGATGAACTTTACCCCTGAACAATATAAACTGATCTTTACTGCCGTGCGTCGTTACCAGTTTGAGAAAACGGTGTTGGACAGCAAAGAGTATCACCAGTGTGGTGAGATACTTGACGAACTGTTCGATTCCGTCTATACTCAACGTGTTGAGAAACCTACCTGATGGACTACACCGAAGACTTTCCCTTTGATCAGTTTCCTTGGAAGTTGGTTCATAAAGAGGGAAAAGAAACCCGCAAGTGCTATTTTCAAACCGAAGATCATATGAAAAAGCACATTGCACGATATAATCTTAAAAAGAAAGATTACACTATTGGATACAAATACTCAGAGGAAAAATGACGACAAGAACTTTTATTGATAAAAATGGAAACTCTTGGGAATGGGAAGAAACTCCCGAAACCATCGAGGCACTGAAACAACTTCACGAAACTGTAAAACAAGTTAATGACCGAAAAGAAACTAATTGATGATGTCTTCTACGTTGAGCAAAAAAAGTATGGACTCTGGTATTCAACTGACAAAGATGGTAACGGACTTATCACATCTCTCACTGAACAGCAGTGTATCTCAGCGACACATTTTTATCTTAAAGGACGGCAGGAAGGTTTCCCTGAATCCAAAACTTATGAGTCGGAAGTAGGTGGAAAACTCTGATTATCCATATCATGTATTAGATCCTACGACACCTTGGTATGAGTGGTTATGTTATTGTGAAATTTGTCATCAATTAGATATTCAAGGACAACCAAACTGGAATCGTTTTATGAGATATAGAAACTATTTGAAAGAAGTAGGTGTGCTATAATGATTAGAAAAATCAGAATACTACTTTGGAAAATAGTTTCTGATTGGGAACAACGCCTGTATCCTTATGAAAAAGAGGATACGGGTGATTATTATTATACAGTTAAAAATGAAGAAACTGGTGAAAGTTATATGATTATTGAATGGATCAAATCATTTGATGAACGTATACAAAGACTTCAAGATGAAATGTTATGGGTTCTAACCGAAATTCGTGAGTTAAAAAAATGATTAATAAAGTTATTAACTGGTTACTTTCTCCATCAGAAAAACCAATTGTAGAAGATCATATAGATCTTTATACCAAACTTATTGAGTTGGAAAATCGCATTGAACTTTTAGAAGTAGAAAATGTAGAAACCACTAATGAACTCTATCGTATGGAAAATTCTCTTGATGCTCGTATAGATATTCTTGCCGAGCATTGTAGAATTAATTACGATGTATGACCTAGACGATTTCGAAAAAGCACTTGCACATTTTGGAACCAGAGTTGATATAATCATTGCACTGGAAATGGGAGGAAAATTGGATGCTGACACTGCTTACAAAAATATTAAAACTGAACTTAAAGAACTCAAAAAAATTAGAAAGTCCATCAAAAAAGACCAAGATTTGTGATAAATGTGGTGAAGAGAAATTACTAAACTCTGACAATTTTCAAGTTGTAAAATATTTTCGTGACGGTTATTCATATTATTGTAATGAATGTAGTAAACCAAAACCAAAAGAAAACTGACATGAAAATATTAATTAAAGATAATTACTTTGAAGATCCAAATCTAATTAGAAATATGGGTCTTTCTCATGGTAAGTATAGAGTCAATAATAGTCTTGCAATTCCACCAACTAGTTGGAGGGGTCAAAGAACTCCACCTCTTAGAAAATTAAATAATCCTATTTTGGATGGGTATGCTAAGGATATTTTTAATATTTGCCATGAATATTTTGACTTGGATAATTTTGTTTTCCCATATGACCCAGAAAATCCAGCAGAAGAGTTTACCATAACAACATATTTTCACGTCACTACTGAGGAAACCCGAAACGCTTTTCCTGATTTTTGGCAAGATAGATTTCATAAAGATTTTGATACTGCTGCTGCTGGTGTTGTGTATTTGAGTCCTGATGCTCCTTTAAATGCTGGTACTAGCGTATTTGATGCTAGAAATAATCAGATGATAAATGTTGAAAACAAATATAATCGTTTAGTTGCATATGAAGGAACAAGAATTCATGCCCTTTCTGATGTATTTGGGGATTCGGTAGAAACTGGAAGAATGACATTCACATTCTTTATACATGAAGTTCAGTCATTAGATGTATTTGAAGAAGATGAAATATTTTAAAGTAATTGATGATCTGTTGCCAAAACCTTACCTTAGAGATTTGCAAGACCACTTTCTCAGTGATTATTGCAACTGGTCCTTTAATGGCAGTTTGACTGGTGATGAATCTGAAGAAGTTCTTGGATCTTTTGGATTTGCGATAAAACTTCATTGGAATGGATATTTTACTGGTGGGTATGAAAGCACTCTAACAAAAGCATTAGTTTTTTCCGCACAAGAAAAGGTTGAGGAGATTATCAATCAACCTATGGAAATAGTTAGAGCAAGGGGAGATATGACAGTATTCAATCCTTTAAATCATCGTCATGAACTTCATACAGATTTTCAGTATGAGCACATGACTGCTATTTTTTACTTGAACACAAGTGACGGAAATACAATTTTACTTGATAGAGAAGGAAAATCTATCTTACATGAGGTTGAACCAGTTGAAAATAGATTACTGATTTTTGATGGATTGATGCAACATACTGGGCATTCTCCATCAAAAAATAAATGTAGAGTCTTAATTAATATGAATTTTATGACCCCTAAATTAGTTCATGAGTTAAATGAAAAGTATGGAATCAATGGAAGATAGTCTTAAAATAACCCAAAATGAAGATGGATCCTTTACAATGGACTGGGACAAAGAAGATCCAAATTGGAAATGGTTGAATGGATTGACTTCAAAGGAAATTCAGGTTATTATTGAAGAAGCGATCAAGGACTTTACTAATGGACTTTGACTACAAAAAGTATTCACTTGAAAAACTTGAAACATGGGTGAGAGATGCTCTTACCAGTGCAGAAGCAACACCGCAAGAAGTTTACGATACTATCAAAGGTGTTGTAGATGAAGAATATCATTACTTCAAACATCATGCTGGTCGTTGTTATGATCTTCTTTGCCTTCTGAATGGCAATGGTAAGGGTCATATTGAGGCATATGATGCTGTGATGCGCGAAAAGGAATATTATGAACCATCTATGCCACCTTGGGGACATAGCGATCTTGAATATCTTGTTGCAAATAAAAAAGATAAAGTGAAGAAGTGGGTTCTTCCTGTTGAAGTAAGCGATGATCTAGAAGATTATATCGTATCTTTCCCTGATGATCTTTTGGAAGCAGCAAATCTTAAAGAAGGAGATCAAGTAGAATGGGTGGATCAAGGTGATGGTTCTTATCTTCTAAAAAAAGTTGTAAAGAGAACTGAAAAAGTTAGTCCAGATAATATGACTTGGGATCAGGCAATGGAAGGTGGGTGGAGTATGACTGACGATGGATTCTGGATCAAAGGATGATAGGGATACTTATTTGTGGATATAATATTTTTTGCCATCTTGACAATATCAATTCGGCATTATACAATAGTGAATATCCAAATGATGTAAAACAACTCTGTTCTTATTTCAAAGAGCAGAAAGTAGAACTTCCTGAATATTGTTTTTATAAATCAAAACCTGAACCACCTAGAAGAAGGAGTGAATTTTAATGGCACTATCACAATCTGTTGAAGAATCCCTGAAAGAAGCAGAAGCATCTTTGCGTAATGCACTGGCATACGCTGCTCGTCAAGAACGCCCTATGGTTTGCAGTGTGATTGCAGACCTTATCAGTCGTATTGAATCACTGCAAAGCACTGATGCGATTCTTGATAAACTTGAAAATCGTAGACCAGGAGACTCTGGATTCTTTGGAACTATCTTTGGAAAAGATGAATGATAAGAGATACTCTGAGTTATTAAAAAGAAAAGATATTTTCCATACTTCATTTGTTAATTTATTTTTTGAATTTTATGATGAGTATTTAATAATTTTCGAAAATTTAACAGACTACAATAATATTAGTACAAAAATTTTAAAAGACAGAAAATTTAAAGAGTCTCTGATTTTAATGCTAATTCCCGACTTATCTTGGGAAAGAGCACTCACTAATTTTCGTAAAAATGTATGCCTAAAATCTGTAAATGATTTTAATCCTTCAAAAGATCTGACATCCCTGCTGCAATCTTTGGCAGTTCAGTGTTTTATGACGGATTATGTTTATGAAGTGAGTGAAGAAGAATTATCCGCTCTAAAAGTTCTAAAAGAAAAATGTAAAGAAGATCTTTCTTTACTATCAATTATTTCTTGCTATATTCCTCTCTACAATCTTGTTGATGAAGTTCCATCAATTAAAGACCATATTCCTAGAACAAAATTTGAAAGATCTTTATTTAAAATTCAACTCAAAGAACCATTAGAAGAGTTAAAACTATCAAAAACAATAGAAAAAATTGGAGTAATACAAAATAATATATCTGAAAAGGTCAGAAATCAATATCTTGAAAATCCATATCCAAAATGGAGATATGTTTATTTTACTCCTAAACAATCGGCAGTTTCTCTGGAAGTTGACCTAAGGGCATCAATACATACAAATTATCTAAATTTAAATCTTTCATTAATACGAGAACCTAAAATCTTAATTGCAGGGTGTGGAACTGGTCAGCAAGTAATATCTGCAAGCAGTTATTATAATGCAAAAATCACTGCGATCGATCTTAGTGAAAACAGTCTTTGTTATGCTAAAAGAAAAGCACAAGAATATGGGATGAATGACGTAAGATTTATACACATGGATATATTAAATCTTAAACAGTTGGGGGAAAAATTTAATTTAATAGAATGTGGTGGTGTTTTGCATCACATGGAAAATCCAAAACTTGGATTACTATCTTTGTGTGACTCTTTACATACTGGTGGATATATGAAGTTAGGTTTGTATAGTAAAATAGCAAGATCTTCAATTAGAAAAGCGCATGAAATAATAAAGACTCTTGGTATTGAATGTACACCAGAAGGAATCAGAGAATTTAGAAAGAAAGTTTTTTCTGGAGATCTAAAAGAACTTGAAGATTTAACAACAATGTCCATTGATTTTTATGGATTATCTACATGTAGAGATCTTTGTTTTCATGCATGTGAACACCAGTTCACCATTAAAGAAATTAATTCTTTGTTAGATGAATGTAATTTACAATTTTGTGGATTTAATTTGCCTAACTTTATAAAAGAAGAATATTTAAATTACTTTCCCAGCGATAAGTCAATGACTAACTTAAATAATTGGGAATTATTTGAAGAAGAAAATCCTCACACATTTACTCAAATGTATCAATTTATTGTTCGGTCAAACTAAAAAATGGAAGAAAATAAAAAAAATGATCTTGGCAAATCTCTACAAAAGTGGTGGGACTCCGATGATTTTAAAAAACTTCAAAAAGATCTTGAAGAATCGAAGCAACGTGCAGTAGGAAAGTATTTTATGCTTTCCGAATCTGACAAACTTGATATGGTTCAAGCAATCTGCTACATCATGTGTAAGGCAGAAAAAGAAGGTTGTTCTCATCGTGGTCTGCAAGATGAACTCGGGATTTATCCTGCTGGTTTCTGGATTGATCATCTGATGGATGTCCATAATGCCTTATGGAGTTTCTTTCATGATCAGAAAAACGAAAAAGATCTCAAAGATGATCTTGATAGACTTGATGACTTCATTAAGTAATGTAACGTGATCCCAAAGAAAACATTAAGTTTCTAGATAGTAATGTATTGAAATGCTAATATTGGGACACCTTGCAGAAATCTGATGACTTTACCTAAAACAAGCACAGAAATTCTTACCGAAGAAGAGTGGAATGAACTTGTTGCACTTAAAGATGCAATTAGTTATGCTCCACAAACAGTTTCTGCTCAAAAAATGGAAAAATTTGCAGAACTTATGGTTCGCTCACTTGAAGGAAAATGTGATCCCCCGCCACCAAAAAACTGGCGAGGTAACTCATTAAGCGAATAAGAAAATAAATATTATTATCACGATACAAAACAATGGATAACATCGACCAACATATTCAAAGGGATGAAGATCTTTTGAGTGATCCTTTGATTTCTCCACAATCAAGGAGACACACGGAAGAAGAATTAGAGGCGCTTAAAGCATATAAAGAAAATCATCCAGAAGATTCTCACGATCCTACACCACTGGAACTTTATTGTGATACTCATCCAGATGCTCCAGAATGTAGAGTTTACGAAGACTGAAAAATAAATACATTTAGTTACTCCCAATAAAAATGTCTAGATTTACAGATCTTTTTCAAGAACCAGCACCTGAACAAACACCAGAACCTGTAAAGGTTGAAGAAGTGGTAGAAGTTAAAACTGAAAAAGTAATCAAAGCACCTAAGAAAAAGTTCACAATGGATTGAGTGACACTTTAAAAACTGGCACAGAGGGGGTTCTCAGGGCACTGGGGACCCCTTATAATATATGGGTAATCAACAAACGCCCTAATGGCAACCCGCTCCCGCATCGGCATCGAACTTCGTGATGGTTCTATTCTGTCTGCATATTCCCACTGGGATGGTTATCCTGAATGGATGGGTCGCATTCTTCGTACTCACTACGATACCAAAGAGAAAGTCGCTGAATTGATTGATGGTGGTGATATGAGTTCTCCTTGGACTGAGGATCGTTTTAGTATTGATCCCACACACGGTTGGAAAGTTCAAGAATATGGTCCTCAATACTACTCTCAGCGTGGCGATAACTGCCCTCCTCGCCTTGATGCTGACCTGTGTGAGTATCTTCTTCCTGATAACAGCGAAGAGTATGCTTATGTCTTCCGTAGTGGTGAGTGGGTGTGCTATAATATGCACCAGTTCGATGATTCTAAACTTCCTGAAATCGTTGAAATTCCCTCTGGTGCTCTTGCTGTTTGATCTATGAAAACTTCTACTGCTCTTGGTTTTGCTTTTGGTGTAATTGTCCTTGCCGTTGCTGGACTATTCTTTGAAGCATGGTTGCTTGGACTTATTTTGTCTTGGTTTGGTGTAACCTTGTCATTCTGGCAGAACTTTGCCATTATTTTTCTTGCCAATCTTATTTTCAAATCTAACGTTTCTTCAAAATGAAAAACGGATTCACTCTTGTTGAACTGATGATTGTTGTTGCTATTGCTGGTATTGGATGTGCTGCTTTGTTTAGTATTGCCACAGGAAACTCCATTCTTCCTTCCAAACAAGATTGTATCAGTGCTGGTGGCAAATGGTCTGAAGGTATCCAGTATGGTAGAATGACACAACTCTGCACTTACAACTGATTATGAAACCTATTCTTGCTATTGTCGGTGGTGTCGTTGGATTGGGTGCTCTGACTTGGGGTATTGCTTATCACGAACTGATCTTTACGTCATTCTTTGCTCCTAAGTTTGAGAATGTTCGTAGGAATACCTTTGAGCAATCAAAGTCCTTCCGAACTGGTGCTGTTCAAGAACTACAAAATATGCAGTTTGAATATATCAAAGCATCGCCCGAACATAAGAAAGCACTTGCAGATATTATTCGGCATCGTGCTGTAGAAGTTCCTGCCGATGCTATGCCTTCTGATCTTCAATCCTTTATCTCTAATCTTCCTCAATGAAAACCATCGTTTCTGTTGCTGCACTTGCTGTTCTTGGTCTTACTCTGACTGGTTGTATTGAAGAGAACTCAGATGATACTCAACGTTATCAACAAGAACAAATTCTGAAGGAAGGAACTGCTCAAAGTGGTATGCCTGCCATTAAGAACTTCCGTGAACGTAAGTTGCTGAAGCAGATTATTGAAATGCGTGACCAAGATGGTCTGGTGACTTATACTTACACTGTTCCCGAAACTACTGGTCGTCCTGTGTTTCTGTGCAACTCTATTGGTTATGGTCTCCCTGCTGCTACACAATACACCAATCCAGAAAAATATGAAATGAGTGGAACAACTCTTCCACAGGCAGATCCTAATGGTCTATTCTCTCCTGATAGTGCAGAAGGAACTTGGGTGATGTGTTCTGACCCTGATGGTAGTGGTAAGACTCGTCCTGTTTATGTTGAACCTCGTATTATTGTTTCTCCTTTCAAACTCTGATCATGACTAAAGTAGTATATAATGCCAAATACGGTGGGTTCAATCTTTCCCGTGAAGCATGTCTACGTTACTGGGAACTTCAAGGCAAAGAAGTTTGGATTGAAAATGGTGACTTCATGGATATGTTCACCGTTTGGTTGGTTCCACCAGAAGAACAACTCAAACAACCAGAAAACTGGAATTCCTTGCCATTAGAAGAACGTATTGCTTTCAACAAAAAGTATTCCGAACAAACTTGGTATGGGAATGATATTTCCCGTCATGATCCTATTCTGGTTCAAGTTGTAGAAGAACTGGGTGACAAAGCAAACGGAATGTGTGCTAAACTTGCTATTGAAGAAGTCTCTGGTCCTTATCGTATTGATGAATATGATGGATTTGAGACTGTTAAAGAACCTGATGGTTACGATTGGATTATTCCCTGAATTTTATTTGAGGTAAATTGTGAAACCTGATAACACTCTCCGCAACGCTGGTATCATCGGCGTTTCTTTTCTTCTGTCTTTGATGATTATCAATGCTGTGGTTGGTCCACTTTACAATGTGTGGGCACAATCTCTACAAGGTAAAGCTGAACTGCAAAAGGCAGAATATACTCGCCAGGTAGCAGTTCTGGAAGCACAGGCAAAGAAAGACTCTGCCCAACAACTTGCTGATGCTGAAGTTATTCGTGCTACTGGTGTTGCAAAAGCAAACCAAATCATTGGCAATTCGCTGAAAGATAATCGTGAGTATCTTCAATATCTTTATATCACTGGACTGGAAGAAGGATCGAACAAAGGTAACGTGACGATCTATGTTCCTACCGAAGGTGGAATGCCTGTTCCCACTTTGCAAATGAACAAGTGACACTTTAATAACTGGTACACGACCCGCCCACAAGGCGGGTTTTCTGCTATAATACTGAGGTAATTAAGGGTTTCTTATGGACCTGTCCGAACTGATTGAAGAACTGCGGGAAATCGAAATCTATGGTTCTGAACCAGCAGATTGGATGGGATACCTGTATGATGATGATTCGTGGGTGCCAGATCATGAACTGGCATACTAACCCGCTCAGAGGCGCCCAGTTGCCTCTATAATAAGCACATACGCAACCAACCAATGACCACGACCTTCGCTGACTACGCCGCCGCTGCTGAGGCACGAAAGGACATTGCAACTGCCGTTCTGGGGCACACTTATGCTCTCTGTGAGGCACTGCGTCAGAACTTCATTGATTACAGCATTAAGTCTCATGCACTTCGCACCGAAGATGTAGAGTATCATGATGCTTGTATTGAGAAACTGAAACAGGGTATTTGTGATTATGAGTTCTATCCTGAAACTGGTCGTAAGTATCACAAAATCATTATGAACGCTGCTGGTTCTCGCTCTGTTCATGCTTTTGTGGATAAGAAAACTGGTCAAGTGTATAAGTCTGCATCTTGGAAAGCACCTGCCAAAGGTGTTCGCTATGATCTTCGCATCATTGAGCAACGTGAATGGTTGTTGCAACACGCCGACTGGGCAGGTGGTTACCTTTATCTTCGCTGATGTTCATTCCGACCCAACACTTTCTTAAAATGACTTACGCTAACGAAATCCGTGAACTGACCATTACCAAGTCCCTGCGACTGCTGCGTGATGGTTTCAAGAGTGAGTTTGCCACATCAGTATTTGCAGATGAGCGGACAATGGAACTCTTTGCTCAACTTGCTTCTGAGTTTGTTGATGCTAACATTCCCGTGGTTGATGAGGATAATCGTATGGAACTTGCGATGATGCTGTTAGAATCTCTGGATGTAATTGCCCGATGACTTGGTTACTTTTGTGGATTTTACTTTCTATTCCGATTGGAATAGTCGTTGGTTATCTTATCGAAACTCCTGATGAACACGACTGACAAACTGATCTTCATCTCTTCGTTTATTTGGTTTTTGCACTGGGGTCAATGTCTTACATCACGTATTCTGGATACGGTTATTCTAAACGCCTCTGTGAGGACGTTACCACTTGGTTTCTGAATAGGTTTCTCCCACGCCATAAGATTGATGTAGAGATTCATCATCGTGGTTTGCGCCGTGAGCATGTTTATGGTTATTGCGATGTTGTGGGAGAATCTTATCGTCCCCGTGAGTTCCTGATTGAACTCAATACCTATATGTCTGAGGAGTTGTATATAAAAACTCTTTTTCATGAACTGACCCATCTGCGGCAGTGGGTGGTCGGTTCGCTGCGGTTTCGATACGGAAAATTGTGTTATTCTAAGGAACCAGTGGAAAAATACGACTATTGGTATCAACCACACGAAATAGAGGCACGGGAACAGGAAGAAACCCTATATGTAGAGTATCTAATTGAAAAAAGAGGTGTGCCAGTCCCACAAGTGGCACAGTGCTTCCCAAACCGCCTGATGCAGGCAGTATAATTACAAGGTAATCAAGGGAACACCTGATGCACCCCTACTACACCACCAGTTTCGTTGACCGTGAGATGTTTGCTCACAATTCTGCCTATCAGAAACAGCAGGCAGAATTGAAGCGTATTCTGGCACAACCCGAACAGCGTATGAAGTATGCTTTTGAGTTTTTGACTGGTTATGTCGCTGATGGTGATGCACAAATGACTCAAAAGTGCTATGATGCCATTGCAAAGTATTCCACTCAACTTGACTACTCTGAGGCACACTTCTGATGAAAAACTATCGCATTCGTGTTGAAACCTTTGATGGTCTCTGCACCATCTGGTATGAAAAGTCAAAAGCAAAGAAAGCATCTGATATTATCTGTAAGCGTGTCTATGATCAACTGTGTGGTTTGAATATCAAAGAAATTGATGTGAGTTTGTGTGTATGAAACCCATTTACATTAAAAAATTTGTTGGGCGTTGGTATTTGGTCTGGTCTGATACTGGACAAACCATCGTATCATTTCCATCTGAATTTGAGGCATATGCTGCCCGTCGTGCTATACTGAATTCAAAGAAATCAATCGTATGAAAAAGTTTCTTCTTTTGACCACACTTTTGTTTGCATCACCTTCGTATGCACAAGAGGTAAAAACTTACCAACCATTTCGATATGAAACTTCTTGTGCTCTGATGCATGAGGGTGAACCAATGACTGACCTGTGTGTTGTGATTGAAACCCGTGAAAAGGGTGGAGCACTTCGCACTCGCAATATATTCTCAAATCGATTTGGTCTGACAATCAAATCATGGTTTGATAAGAAAGAAGGTTTTATGACTTGGGATAGTCATAACAAGTTTGCCTATAAATGGGAATATAAAATTGGTAGTGTTGGTGAACTAGGCACATGGTCAAATGTCATGCCTAGTTTCTATGTTCAAAACGTATCTTGGGATTAATTGTATGGGAGAAATAACCGTAAATCTAAATGTTCATGAGATGGGTGTGATTCTTTCTGCACTTCAAAATCTTGAAAATGTGGATGAACACCGAATTGCCAGAGAGTATGGAAGTGTGCCAGCACTTTATGATAAACTCTATTCCTACTGGGAGCAGATGGACAGATCGCAAACTGGCATACGCAACGACGTGGTGCCGTCCTTCTGACCTATAATTACAAGGTAATCGGGAGACACCCAATGCAACTGACCTCCACCACTGGCACGATGGTTGTGGATTACTTCCCCATCGAAGGCAGCACTCAGTTCGTTTACAAGGTTCTGAAGTTTCAAGGTGTGGACACCATGAGTACCAAGTGTATCACCAAGCACGATTTTAAGCGTGAGTGTGATGAGCGCATTGGTCTTGGTTATGAAGTGACTGGTTTTAACACTGAATCAGTGAATGTGAATCCGATGGCAGGTGCCTGCTGATGAAAACTTCTTATTGGTTTCTTGCAATCATCGGCATTCTAATGTGGAACGGAATGATGATCAAACGTGATCAAGAACTGTTCAAGGCATATGATAAAGTCTGTGCCGAACTTCCACAACCTCATCCCGATTGTCGCTACGCCAAATGAACGACGAAGACATCACACAGTTTATCAATGCTTTTGAGGATTTTATGAAACACTATGAAGTCGAACAGTTCAATCATGAGGCATGGGTCTGTGCTCAGAAATACACCGAAGATCTTTATGAGCAGAAGGCGGCAGAACTGGAAATCACCGTCGATTATTACATTCAGGAGTTTGTGTGATGGATCAAAAGACAAAACTCATTCTGGCACAAATGCAGATTGAGAATGTTTATGAACTTCTCAAAGATGGACAGTATGCTGGTTTCTTTTCTTCGCATTTGTTTCCTGTCAAGTTTGAGATTCAACGACAACTTGCAAACTTGACAAACACCAACTATTACACTAAAATGACCGAGTAATTTACACATACCAATGAAATCTCTTTACATTGTTGACTACTGGGTTCCGTTTCCATCTTCTGAATATGGTGGAGTCGTTTCACTGATTGCTGAGAATGATACGGAAGCATTTGAACTTCTCTCAGAGGAAGATGGTTTTGATAATAAGTATCAGAATCTAATCATGCCAAATGTCGTCAAGGCACAAAAGTTTGCTCTTGTTGATGAGTATGAATCTGGTATCATTGATGCATTTACGACTTGATAATCATGGAAAAACTTTATCGCATTGAAGAACTCTGCACAAGTGGTTGGGAACTGGTTGATGAGAAATACGTCAACATGACCAAAGAAGTGACACAACAAGTTCTGACTCAGTTGATTGCCGATGGATACAATCCTAATTCACTTCGTGCCATACCAAATCCCCAAAAATGATTGAGTTCCCCCACAAACCACCCAAAGGATATTCTTATGAGCAAGTTGACTTTAAACGCAATGTTATTGCAATTTGGATTCATAATCATAGTCAGTTTAGTTACAATGGTGGTGGGGTTACTCGCAGTATCTGGGGATTCTACAACACCAAAACAAAAGAATACTTCTCACCCATCAATAGTAAGACAGTCGGTAAGTGTGTGAATATTGATGATACGACTCCTTATTCGGCAATGATTCCCAAACGAACTCCGCTTGAATGTGCGTATGTATAAACCACGTCTGAACGATTATGTTCAATGGACCAAAGGAGTCGAAGGTTGGGTTTATTTTGTGGATAAGGAATACATTACGATTGAGACGAATGTATCTCCAAAGGATGAGCAGAACGTTCAGGCATGTTCATTACACAAGAACAATCGTCTGTTGGTTCTTTGCTTCTCAAGTCAATGGAACGAACTGAATCATGTTGGACATCGTACCGATAAATATTCTGAAACAATCATTCCGAATCAATCGTGAAAACTTTCAGACAGTTTCAGGAACAAATGACACCAGGACAATCAAAACTTCCAAATGATCCAGATGCGGTTCATATTGATCTCAGAAAACCAGGTGAGAAGTTAAGAGATCTGCAAGTGAAAAGAAAACAGGCGGCATGAAGAATAAAACATTATGGAGACTCTGGGCAAAGGCAATTGGAGAAAAGGCATCAAAGAATGACCGAGAATCAGATCACGTTGCTCATATACGGACTGTTATATTCCTCACTTATCTCATTACTAACTTATTCATTATTGCAGGCGTAATTCGACATTGGAACAAAAATGAAATACCAGGTTGTATACTACAAATTGAAGAAGGACAACAAACGAGCGAAGCAAGAAGCAATTTTCTATAATATTGAAGATGCATCACGTTGGGAGCAACATGTCAAAGACGAGGGATTTATAAACTCCGAAATCATACCAATCTTCTAAATATAAAAAAGGATTCGAAGTAACAATGAAGACGTTTTCGCAACTGATGGAACAGATTCATGGTAGTGTGGATCGAACAAAAGTCGCCGTTGCAAAGGCTAAGGGAACAATCGCCGCCGCCCGTCTTCGCAATCGTCTTATTAATCAACAGCGCCTGCATACGACTATGCATTTGAATCAGACCGCAGAGAAAGAAGATAGAGAAAAGAATGAGGCTTATAATAAGTAATTAACCATAGAACCAATAATAACTCTTCCAACTATACTTACCAGGATTCTTCAAACTTTTGAGAATGCTGTGTTTATCAGTACACTCAAAGGCACGAACAGCGGCATTAATACTTTCATAACGGGGACCAATCAACCCCGTTTTTTTATTGACACCAAATACCGATCTTTTATTCTTCTTCTCTTCTAATAATTGCCATTTGTATCCGTATGCAGTTCTACCAGTTTTGGCAGCAAGTAGAATGTTCGAATTGTTTCGCGGATTACCTGTGACCTGTTCTGCTGCGACTCTTGCATTTTCATAGTCAGTACATAAACCAGTATCTAAGTTCTTACCTCTTATCTTAATACCAAAGTGTTTACCATCTCCTCTATTCTGTTCATTCCATTGTATGAGGTGTGGTGATGATTTATATGTTCTTTTAGGTTTAGGTATTTCGCTATCGCTCAACCCTACGGGTTCCCGCTTTTCCTGCATTGGGATTACCGTTTTTTCTGCATTAACAGGAGCAGGATTGTATTCAGGTTTATATTTGTCTATCCATTCATTTAACTTACTTTCTAAACAGGTATTATCATACTCATCCAGTTCTTTAATCATAAAGTTATGCACACCATGCTTTCTGAATGCCTTATGTAAGGGTTCTGAGGACATTCTTTTAGAACGATCTATGTGGTGTACCCATTCTTTGTTCATTGCAAGTGTGGTGTTTCCGACGTATTTTTCACCTGTTTGCTTGTTGAGAATAAGGTAAATGATTCCTCTTTCCATTGTATATTGTAAGGTGTTATACTGTGTTATATTGTATGGTATATATGATTTATTGTATGGTGTATCAGATTTTGTGTTGTATAGTATACAATGAAGATTTAACCTATTATTAACAAAAATATATTTGTGTTTCTTATAACATTCTCAATAATTATTGTTTGTTGAGAATCAATTAGGTATTGTGTTGAGAATACCCAGATCTTATAAGTAATACTCAGATCTTATGCAGGCTTAGCACGTTAGCATAAGAACGCGCAGTTGTCAACCCACACACCCGCCGAAATTTCCCCAGACCCACACAAGACTCATAATGCCTTGACATTCTTATAAGTTCGTGATAGAATCTAGTCGAGATATGTGTCGAGATGCACATAAAATTCGACGAGACCGTATATATACTGGTATGATTCTCGACGAGCTCTACATCTAGTCTAGATTGCATCTCGTCGAGTTTTATGCTACAATACGATAGCGTTCACAAATCTCGACGAGCTTATGTACGACGACTACGATCTCGACTACACATACACAGGCAATGATTACGCGGATCTCGACGAGTATTATGCACTAGATGCACAGGATCTCGACGAGGATTATGCACGAGATGGGCAAGATTATGAATCACTTGCGTATCGTCATTATGCATGATATAATCTAGTACACATACACATCTAGATGTCATGTTAGCACAGAAACGCATTGTACAGGTTACACTAGACATTATGTGTTATGATGATCTAGATCTAGATCATATTAATTGGCGAGAACTATTACAACTCGAACCGAATGAAGATCTCCATTGTAGGGTGAAAGAGTTCGATCCGTTCGATTAATGTGACAGTTCTCGAATTGGCACAAGATCCCCTATTCTCAATAAGGGGTTTCTTATTGAGAATGAATATTTTATGGCAGGGGGAGTGGCGATGTATTTTCGTCAGCAGGGATACCCTTCCCCTCATTGGATTTCTTATAAGATAGCACGGCAGCGGACCTGGTGGGGCATCTAGTGGACAGTTCTAGAACTGGCACAAGGGGGGTTGTGATCTGCCACGTGGCGGGTTATGTTGGTTTCGTTCCTGAGATTTCCGATGATTTTTCTCACTTCCACCAATCACGGTTGTGTGTATACTTTGAGTCAGGAAGATGGTGATGAGTTGTATTATGCTCCGATCTATGCAAATGGTAATATTAACCTCGAAGAATTCGCTCCCGTTGATATGAACGAAGTCGATATGGATGATATGGAAATTTATGATATCATGCGTCGTCTTAAAGTTATGAGTGAGGTGTGACGGTTGAGCAAGTGGCACAAGATCGGTTGAAATCCGATCTTCCCCCTGATAAATTACATTCGTTCCTGAGAGACAAACCATGTTTGATGAACTCTGGCAAGAGATTCAAGACATGCCAGGTGAGATTTTCGACCTGGACATTCCCGAACTTCGTGAAGGTGAGAAGTTCGATCTCAATGAGTACCTGAACGCAAACTACGATTACTGATGTTCCGCACACTTTCTGAACTTCGTGACTCTATCAACTCAATGATTGAGAGTCAAGGTGAGAACGCTCCCTGTGCTGCATTCGTGTTCACTCAACATGATGTGTTTGAGAATGATGAAGACGAACAGGAAGTGTATTTTTCTTCACTCTTCACGCAAGATGTGCTCGCTGATGTAGGTGGTTCGTCCTACATTTACGAACAGGTTGGTGAGATGATTGACGATGCAATCAGTCTCCGTAAGAAACTCCCACTCTACGCTAACTGAAATGACAATCAACCGCGAAGAACTCATCGCTGATTATGCTCAGCAGATTCTAGATGGGATGGACATGAAAACAATGGAGTGTTTCGTTTATGATACTTTGAGGGACAATCTTTCGTCCTATTCTGATGAAGAATTGATCGCTGAGGTTACAGAATACAATCCCGAACTGCTGGAGGATGTGACAGTCTGAGAAGTGGCACAAGGGGGGTTGCAATGCCCCCCGATCTGGTCCATACTACCTTTGTCAACGCGATTCAACCCATGCGTAAGATCGAACGTGAAATGAACGCCGCCATTCTGAACAATCAGAACTGGCAAAAAGACAACACTTCTGTTCAATTCGATTCTGAAACTAACGAGTCGAAAGTGTTTCTTTACGGCAACCACATTGCCACCATTGGTGATGATTTCGTGCAGATCTTTGATGGTGGGCATCAGTCCAACACCACCAAATCCCGCCTGAATGCGATTCTTCAAGAGCATGGAATCAAGGGCGAATGTGTATTTCAACGCAACTGGAATTGGTTCGTTCATAAGTTCGTTGGACAGGCGGGAACTTCGCCTGTTTACAATGAGTATGAATTCAAAGATGGGTTCATGTTTGCATAAAGAATTCGGGGGCATTCGTGCCCCCCTTTTTTATACCATGAAGCGGCCGCCCTGTGCCAGTTGGGCAAGTGTCCACCAAACCGCCCAGACCCCCCGATTCCGTGCCATACTAACAGCATGAAAAACACACACCTCGAGCACCCCGAAGATACCATCCTCACGGGTGATCTTTCTGTCCTGGATTGGTTCGTGACGCCTGGCAATCTGAGCGTCAAGATTGATGGCGCCCCTGCAATTGTGTGGGGGATTGATCCTGCAACGGGTACATTCTTCGTGGGCACGAAAGCAGTATTCAACAAAAAGAAGATTCGTATTGCTCACTCTCACGATGAGATTGATCAACACTATGAAGGCAACGTGGCAGACATTCTGCATTCGTGCTTTGATTATCTGCCCCGCTTTGAGACAATTTATCAGGCAGACTTCATCGGGTTCGGTGGTGATACTGAATACAAATCCAACACCATTACGTATCAGTTCCCCGATGTAGTTTCCCAGAAAATTATCATCGCCCCTCACACTTGCTATTATGCTGAGAGTGATCTTCGTGATGCTCAGGCATTCCCTGACCGTAGCACCTGGACTGATACTGAAACGGTGAAGTTCGTGAAACCGAATGCATACATCCTGCACAATCAGGATTCGTTCGCTGATGTTGAAGAGGTGTGTAAGTTCGCCCGTCAAATGGCAACCACTGCACAGTTCGTGAGTGATAAAGAGGCAGCAAAGATCAAACAACAGATCAACGCCTGCATTCGTGCTGGTGAAGAGATCAACCCTGAGGATTTCGATTGTGATGCTAACCTGCTGCGTTTGTGGGAATTGGTGAAGTCTATCAAAGATGACTGTTTGTTCATCTGCCGCAATGATGGTCCTGCCGCTTATCTCTACGGCAACAGAATCGACTCTGAGGGTTACGTTCTGGTGAATCAGTTTGGTATGTTCAAACTGGTCAATCGTGAGGTCTTTTCTAACGCTAACTTCAACAGCGGACGCTTTCAGTGTGCCAATCGTTGAAGTGGCACACACCCCCTTGCGGTGACCCCCACCCTCTGCCATACTAATGTCATCGGGGGGAAGGAAACCGACCCCCCACAAACAATTCTCTTCACTTAACATGGAAACCTTCCTCGAGACTTCCTTTCAGAACGTTCGTTCTTCCAAGCGTACTGATGAGTTTCATAAAGTGCTGCTGGATGAGGTTCTGAATGCAAATCCTGATTGGGCAGAATATACCTGGCAGTATGAATACCAACTTCCCGTTGATGGTTTCGGTGGCACCTTTGACATTGATATTGCTGGGTTTGTTAATGGTGAACTTAAGGTTGCTATTCTTGGAAAAGCACTTAACAGCAACATCAACAAAAATATTAAAAACTACGCTAACACCAGTGTAGGCGAAGCGGCACGTTTGATGTTCGCTCCTAACATTCAAATGGAAAAAGTGTTGTTTGTGAGTGTGCTTCCCCGTGTGGCACCCCGCTTCAACAAAGCAGGCGAAGTTCAGGGATTCGATGATGTTGTGAGTGCCAAAGAACGCACCAAGATTAACCACGTTTTGCAGGCACAATACAACGGCATTGTTGAAGCAGTGGACCTGTACTTTGACATTAACGATGTAAAGGTTCTGCAAGAGTTCAGCACCATCAGCATCAGCAACCTGGATGAACTTTCGCTGAACTGAGATTAACCTAAGGGGGCAACATCCGCCCCCTTTTTTTATACTTTCTTTTTTCTATTATTTCAAGGCTGCCCCCGTGACGACCTTTTTCGTCCTCAGGGCTACCCCGCCCCTCCTTCGCTTGTGACCTCAGTATAGGGCCCCAGCGACCCCCAGCAAGGCACCCTGTGCCAGTTCCCGAACCGTCCACCAAACCGCCCACTGCCCCCCTGATGCCCTATACTGATCTCATGAAACAAACCAAGATGACTCACGACGAACTGATCGCCAGCGTGATGGCAGAGTACACCGCTAAGGTGGCAGCAGAGGAAGCATACCGCCAGGCGGTGCGCCGTGATGAGATCGCTCCCCCTCAGGTCCAATCCACCAACTGGCACATCAGCGACCGCCACTGAGCGGCGCTGCCCTTAGAATGACCTCAGTTCAAACGACCCCAATGCGTTTCGAAGTCCGTTACCAGACCCCCTACAATGCCTGTGAGTGGCGGTCTCAGTGGTTCACCAGTAAAGAGGAGGCGGATCGTATGGTAGACTTCTACCGCTCCTGTGGTTCCCCCTCTCACATCGCTCCGTCCTCCCTGGCACAACTGGAACGATGATGCGAACCCTGACCCGCTCCCGTTCCCCTGAGTTTCACCGTGCTACCATGCTGCGCCTTGTGATCGGTGGCACCCTGCTATGGTTGCTCTGGGAACCGATCCGCCCTGTGCGGGTTGTGACAGCAGACGCACTGTCCACTGCTGCCGACCTGATCGCCCGCTGACCCTCTATACTGACTTCAGTTCAAACGAAACCGATGAGCACCGCAACCTTCAACGGATGGGCAAACTGGGAGACCTGGAACGTCGCCCTCTGGATTCAGAACGATGAGAGCATCTACCATGCCGCTCGCCGCTGCCGCAACTACCAGGACCTGGTAGCCCAACTCTGGGAGTGTGGCAGCAAGGAGACCCCAGACGGCTGCCGCTGGGATGATCCCGTGATCGACGGTCTGGAGATCTGTGAGATGATGGACGACCTCTAAACTGGCACAAGGTCCTGAGCACCGACCCTAAACTGCTCTATAATTCTCTCAGTTCACTCAACCGAACCATGCGCTACAACCCTGCCACCGATCGCGCCCTCAGCATCGATGAGATCGCCGCCCAGTGCAAAGCAGCGATCATGAAAGCAGATGAGCGCCGCTACGTTGATCAGGTCGCGGATCGAATCTATGATGAGATCCTGAGCGCCGCCCGCTGGGAGAATGACCTGCTGATCGCTGCCTGATTCTCCCCCACCCTTTGACCTTCTACCTTCCTTCCATCATGACCGCTGACCTTGCTGCTGCCCTGCTGAACCGCGCCGCCAACGGTGCCGAACTGCTGAGCATCCTGGACTCTATCACCGATTCAGTGGAGCAGGAGAACATCGCTGACGC